TCAGCAACTCGCTCGCGCAGCCGCCCAGACTCAGCGCGAGCGCGGCCAGCATCGGCCGAAGCCGTCTCAGCTTGTTGTTTCGCTTCATTGGCAATATCCGATAGTTGTTTCGCACGGCGCTGCTCTTCGATGCGCGCCTCATCAGTGGCTTTGATCTGGGCCCGCGCTGCATCGAGCGCCGCCCTGTTCTGCTCTGCCTGGAAAACCTTTGTGTCGGCGCCGTGTTGCTGGACGCGCCCAGCCCCGTAGGACAGGACCAGCGCGACGACCGCCAGCAACAGCACGCGAGGGTCGAACAGGCTCACGTCGCACCCCCGCTCTTCCGGTGCGCGCGCAACTCCAGCCTCCAAAACCCCCAGAGCACGGCGATCGCCACCGCCACATTCAGCGCGATCTCCGGCGCGCTATGGCACGCCCCGGGAATCGCGATATTCCCCAGCGCCGCGTAGTTGATCAGCGCAAGCACGCAGGCGCCGCCGGTACGCGTGGGCACCTTGTGGGTAAGGACCGCCCAAAGCGACCCCGCGAAAATGATGGCATTGGCCACCACGTTGATGGATGCGAGCATGCTCACTCCTTCGCGCCGCCAATCACGCGCCGCCGTACGTCGTTGAGGATTTCCGGGATCTGCTGCATGGCGTTGTTCACGATCGCCAGGCCGAAGACAGCGGCCGATGCCACGGCCAGCATGTGCGTGTACGAGCCGGGCACCAGGGCAAAGCGCTCCACGGCCGCGCCGCCGGCCAGGCACCCAATGCCGAGGCTGCTGACGAACGACAGCATCCGCTGCCACCAGCTGCCGGGCAGAAACCGCAGCGCGATCACCGAGCCAAGCGCGGCCGCACCGCCCACCTTTGCGGCCACCACGATTTCCTGTTCCGTCATTTAGGCCGCCCCTTCTTTGCCGCCGCACAGTAGGTAGCGCGCGCGCAGTTGTTCGAATGTGTGTTCATGCTGGCCGTAGCCCGCCCCCGGCAGGCTGGCCCAGATGTTTCTGCACTTGGCGATCGCGTCGCGCAGGCGGCCGGCCTGAATATCAGCCAATGCGCCGCGCTCGCGAATCTGCTGCACGGCGATCGCGTCTTGCGATGCAGGGCTGAAGTCCGGCAGCTTGAGCAAGCGCCTGTAGGGGTCGTACCACCGGGCCAGCAGCTGATAGCGCCCCGCTGCAGTGGACTTAATGCCAAGCCGCGGGAGATCCACCAGCACGCGCGGGTGATCGGCGTAGGTGCTGAACAGGCCGCCGCCCACCAGGACGTCATACCCGTGGTCGCGCGTTGGCTGTCGCCCGTCGTCAGTGCCCTCGCTGAAACCGAGCATGTCGAGAAAGGCAGCCACGTTCCGTCCACCCAGCAGAGCCGGGTCTGTAAATGGCATGGGTGCTCCAAGAAAAGAAAAACCCGCCGATTGGCGGGTGTAGGTGGGTCAGGAAACACGGCAAGAAGCGTTGCATTTGGCCGTGTTTTGTTTGGAATGCCCGACCTAGAATCGAGCCACGCCCTCGAACTGGAAGGGCAACAGCAAAAACAACATTGAAGGGGGTCCCATGCAAGCTCTCCGCATTGCAGCTCTATCGGCTCTCACGGCCGTGGCCGGCTGCGCAACACCCGGCAACAACGAAGAGCCAGTCGCCTGGCGCATGGACCGCGAGGAGCACGCGGCACGTGTCCGCGTCTTCGAATGCCGTGCCGCCGTGGCACGCGGTGATCGCTCCGACTGCAAGCCCGAGATTGCCGCGCTCGCAAAGGTGGAAGCGGCACGCCGTTACACCACCTACTCCGATGTCGGCAACATCGGCAGCATGCACATCGAGTAGTCAGATATTCGACACGTCGATCAGGACGGCTTGGCGTGCTCGCGGATCGACGATGAGCGCTCCTGCCCCCTCCCCGCCGACGGCATTCACGTTGATCTGCGTCCAGCGCATTCGGACGCCGTTCGGCAACGCACGCAGCCCATCGCCGCATGTGATGGCGAGCTCGGATACCGCGTAGTGGGTCCCCATACGTTCCATCGACAGCACAACGGCGTACGTGCCCATCGGCAGGCCCGTATAGTCGTTGTAGTCGGTCAGCGCTAAGGGCTGTCCACCCGCCAGCGTGAAAATGCCGACCGGGTTGAAATACTTGTAATTCGAATCGAAGGTGCAGACGCCATCCGCGCGGAACACTTGAAGTCCAATGCCATGCGCGACCGCCGGCACTTGGTCGAAGATGTAGTACGTGAGGGCCGTACCGTCCCAGTCGGTTGTGGTGTTCACGCATAGGCGAAACGTCCACGAGCCGCCGCTCTGTCGGACGTCCCCCAAGGCCACAGCGTAATTGGCTCGCACAGCGATGATGGGCGCAACACCGGTGACGGTCAGCTCGGCCATCTTGAACGCCGAAATGAATCCATCCGGCGTTGCCGTGGCTGGCGTCACCTGCCCTGTCGCGATCAGCCCCAGGTTGACGTAATTCTCGTCAATCTGCAGCACGCCCCCACTGTTGAACGCTTGAAAGCCTGCGGTCATCAATACACTCCGACGTAGACGGTGACAGCCTGCGTATCGCCCGGATACGGTATGGACCAGGAGACCGTCGTCCCAGAAATCGAGATCTGCGGCAAGTTGGACGCACCGACCGCCGACGACCACCCGGTTTGAATGACATAGAACGGCGAACCGCGCGCCAGCCCCGGAACGCTGACAGAGCCGGCGCTCGTGCCGGTGTTGAGGACGCCGACGATGGCGCCCAGCCGATCGGTAAGCCGAACGACCGGACGCCCCGACGCGTCGTAAACCTCCAGACCTACCGGCATCACCAGATCCCCATACGAACACGCAGCACACCATTCGAATCGAACACCTGCACCACCTGATCAGTAATGCGCAGATACCCGCCGCCCGCCACGCCGTTGAGCTCGAGCGTTCCGTTCTTGTCGAGCACCCAGCGCGGCCGCCCGTTGGCCCCCAGCGCGTTGGACTGGATGACGTTGCCGATCTTTGCGTTGGTGATGGCGCCATCCTGAATAAACGCCGAATCCATGAAGACCTGGCCGCCCTGGATCAGGAAGGGGGTGAGCACGCTGTTGCCGTTCGGATGGATGACACCAAACCGGTCGGCTGCGATAAGCACCTGGCTCTCGATGACGCCCTGATTGTTTTCGACGCCAATGCCGATGCCGGCCAGGTACGTCCGGCCGTTGGCGGCGATCTGCGTCTTGATGGTGTACATCGCGGCCAGCTTGCCGTTCTGATCTGCAACGGCTTGCTGCGCGACCTGCACGGCCGCCGAGTTCTGGGCCACTGTCGCCTGCATGGTGTCGACGCGCTGCGCAACCGCGCGGCCCGCCTCCTCCAGGACAGACTGCGTCGACACGATGCCGGCGAAAACATGATCGTCACCCGCATAATCGTTGTCGCTGCCGGCCATCGGCGGCTCGATGCTTTCGATCGCAGACAGCAGGTCGGCCCCGAGCTGCGTTTTGCCGATCTGGCCGTTGATATAGCCGAGGATGTCGGAGGCCTGCGAGCTGCTCGAACCTGGCACGCCCAGGCCGCTGGGATACCACGCGCCAATATTCCCCGACTTGTCGACCAGGCGCGCCCAGAAGAAAAACTGGGCGCCAGCCGCCAAGCCCATCATCGTGTGCGTATTCGCGGGGAACGCGAAATCCCCCAGCTTGATCGCGTCGGCGCGGCTCGACGTCTTGCTGTACCAGATCTCGGTGCGCTCAACATCGAGCGGCCCCGTCGGAAATGCCCAGTCGAGCCGGATGCCGAACACGATAGCGGTGGCCAGCAGCGTGCCCACGACCGGCGGCGGGCTTGTCTTCCCCTGCAGGCGCGTTTCTGGCGAATACGCTGGCGCGGAAGCCACATCCAACGGATTGATGGCCCGCACGCGCGCAACGTAGGTGCCCGCGTAAATATTCCGCACTTCGACGCTTTGTGACCCGGTGCGGCCGGCGCTCACCCACTCGCCATTGTCCCGGCGCCAATCGACGGTGTACGCGATGGCGCCCGCAACAGGCTGCCAGCCGACGACCATCGTTGTTACCGCGATGCCCTGATCGATCGTGCTGTAGGTGGACAGCACCACATTGGTCGGCGGCGGCTGCACCGACGGCGGAATGACCGTAATCGGCCGGCTATCGATCCGCGTACCGTGGTCGACCGCCGAGTACTTCTGCGGGTTGTGCTGCAGCGCGATGATCTCGAACGTGAGGCCGTCGTCTTCCGTGACAGACACGACGCGGAAGAGCTGCGTTTTGAGATCGGCACTTTCGATCGACCACACCGCCTCGGGTTGCACGGGCAGCGACCAGTCTGCCGAAACCGTGACCGTATTTCCGTCCACGCCGTTGATCGTGCGGCGCTGGGCGGTACCGTCGGTCATGTTGACGACTAGGGTATCGCCCGGTGCCGCAACGGCCGGCCTATCGAGCGTAACAGCCCGGCCTGCAGCGGAACTCACGCGACCGCCGTTGGACCGGCCCGCCCTGGCAGGGTCGGCCACCTCAATTACCGAGCCCGGCATTACGACGGCCGCGTCCAGCCCGACCTTAAACGAAATCGTCTCGGTCTCCAGACGGCTTGTCAGCAGAATCCACTGGCCGACGCGCTGCGCCTGCGATTGCGAGGTGCACCCGAAGGCCGTCACCTCCGTCTGCTGAATACCATACCGCGCAATGCCGTCTGCGTCTTGCACTGGCTCGACCTTGGCAATGAAGCGATCGGCCGGGTCGTTCCACGACACCAGTGCCACCGTCTTGCGGGCGCGCCGGGCGCTGCCGGCGTACGAGAATTTCCCGTCCACCACATTCCCGGCATGGAACAGGTAGGTGGCCGTGCTCGGCATGTCCGCCATCGCCACGACATTGCCTGCCGCCCAGAAAGCCATCCCACGGAATACGCTGGCAAGGTCCTGCAGGACGTTGTACGCGTCGTTGCGCTGCTGCAGGTAGCAGTTACAGGTAAAGCGCGGCTCCTGCCCGCCCCGCCCATCCGGCACCAGCTCATCGCAGTATTGGCCGATCTGGTACAGCGACCACTTGTCGACCATCGCCGCGTTGACGCGATCGCCCAGGCCGTAGCGGGTGTGCAGCACCAGGTCGTAGAACACCCAGGCCGGGTTGTTGGTGTAGGCGACCTTAAAGGTGCCATCCCAAATCCCGGTGTACGTGCGCGACGCCGGATCGTAGTTGCTGGGCACCCGGATAATTCGCCCGCGCAGCCGATACGAGCGCGTCGGGATGTTGCTGAACTGGCGCGCATCGATGCGCAAGCCGATCAACGCCGAGTTTGGGTAGCGCAGCTTCGCGTCGATCACCTCGGCGAACGATTCGACGCGCGTCGTATCTGCGATCGTGCCGCTGTTGGCATTGGGCGTCGTGCGGCGCACCCGAATCGTCCAACCGTTGCGCGCCGGCGGCAATTCAATGCGATGCGTGCGCGCGTATTTGTTGGTCGTCTTTCCGTCGAAGGCGCTGGCCATCACCTGCTGATACGCGCCGCCGTCGGTGGCCAGGTCGATCGCATATTCGACGCGGTAGCCGTTGATATTGCCGTTGCTCGTGTCTGCCTTCGAAAGTGCCGGCACGGAAAGCTGCACGCGCACCGCCGAAAGCTGGCTATTCGCGATCGCATGGACCCATGGCGTCGCCGAGGTCAATTCAACGCCGACGCCTGTTTCGTTCTCCACCGACGGGAAACCCGGAATGGCGTCCTGATCCTGCGTGCCCGGCCGATAGTCGACCGCAACGTTCTGGAAGTTCAGCGAGCCGTCGGCGTTGGCCAGCGGCGTGCCCTCCAGGTAAATGCTCTGCAGCCCATTGACCAGCCCAGCAATCTCCCCCTCCGACACGAGGTCGAGGACGCGCGCATAGGCGATGGAGTGCAGGCTGTCGGGCGACTCAACGGGCGAACTACCGCCGCCGCCATCCTTGCCGCCGTATCCGACGATATTTCGCACTTCGGCTCACCCAAAAGAAAAGGCCCCGCATAAGCGGGGCCTTGCTGTTCAGTTTCAGAAATCAGTTGCGGGCTCTACACCTGGTCCTCGGCGAAGATGCCGCCAGAGATCACGGCTGAGCCGACTTCAAGCTCGCCGTAAAGTAGTGGCACGGGATTGCCCTGGGCGCTGGTGTTGACCGGGCCGTTGAAGTTGTAAGAGGCACCGTTTTCCGGCGAATCGCGTGCGGATAGCCCGGACGGCTGCGGCGACAGCATCTGTATGACACCGCCGAGCATCATGACGGCGCCGAACTTCATCAGCGGCGCGCCGAGGCCGCCACCGAAGTAACTCACCACTGCGCCCACGACCACCAGCACCGCGCCGATGATCGTTTGCAGAATGCCCCCACGCTTGCTGCCGACGAGGATGGGGGCAATCCGGATCTCGCCCCGCCCGGGCGGCAACTCCAGCTCGTCTTTGGTCAGATTCCGTTTGCCTGCGAACACGGCGTATGCGATGCCCTTGTCTTTGCTCTCGAGCAGCTCGCGGCGAAAGCCCTTGAGCAGTACGCACAACGCCTGAATAGCCTCCGCCGGACTTGCGACCGCCAGCTCGAAGCGCCTGCCGAAGCGGGTGCCCAGCTTTCCGTACAGGCGCACGGTTCGAATTCGCTGTTCCATAGGCCTAGGTCTCCGATTCGTGGCGCAGCACGCACCGCGTAATCTCGCGCCAATAGCCGCCGTAGACATCGCGCGATGAGAGCCGCCCGTGCAAGTGGTGGAGCATGTGCCCATCTCCGAGATACACACCCGCGTGGTTCGGCACCGGCGCACGGAGCTGCATCAGGATGACGTCGCCTGGCCGCTCTGGCGTGTCCTGGGAGACGACGCGAAAGCCCGCCTCAGCGTAGTGCTGCAGGTACAGATCGCCGCCACTCGCCCACCAGTTGTCATGCCGCTCAAAATCCGGCAAATGGATGCCACGCTCGCGGTCGTACCAGTCGACCACGAGCGAGTAGCAATCCAGGACACCGTGAGCGAACTGTCGACCGACGAGCGGCGCCTGGTAGCCGCACGGTTCGATCGTGCGCACGTCGTCGGCCGGCCAGGCGAGGATGTGCCATGGCACCCCGGAGGCCTCGCATGCAACGCGGTCGGCTTGACTGGGTTCTGCGCTGGCGTTCGGGTGGCTGTGCACTACGGCCATCACCTCGCCCATGTCTTCGGCTGCCGCGTAATCCTCCGCCGGCAATTCAAAATGCTCGGTACCGACGGCCACGTTGCGACATGGCACATAACGCTCCCGTCCGTTGACCACGACTACCAGGCCGCAGGCCTCACGCGGAAAATCGCGCGCGGCGTGCCGGCGCGCTTCATCTAGTGTCTGTTGTTGCATATCAGGTGCGAACCAGATCTGCCGCGGGAAACGAGCCGAACGGCAGCGGGTTGTTGGCGCCAAAGCGGCATTTGCACGACGACAGCCGGCCACCGCATTTATCGAGGGAAGGATCAGCCACCGGGTTGTCGTCGCGATCGAACATTGCGGCACCCGTGTAACCGCAGTTTGGCCCCCGATATCCGCCGATCATCAGCCACACACAGACGTTGGCGACGATCTGGCGGCGGGGAAGCTGCACACCGTTGAAGTCGAGCGCACTGGAGAGCTCGAATTCAACGGTCTCGCTTGTCTCTGCCGTCTTCTGTTCGACAAACCATTCCTCGACCGGCAATTCCTCGGCCGGGTCCGCCTCGGGATTCCCCTCCGGGAAATTGCGCGCATCAAGGAAGCGGCCCAGGGTGCGCCGACGCCGGAGCTTCGCTCCAACGAGGTCGTTGGCGTACAGGCAGACCGCCGAGATCGAACCGTCCACATTGCCAACGGTGAGGCGCGGTGCGGGCTGCTGCCCCTGCCCGGACCGAGCGAAGCCCTTTCCCTCGATCGGCCAAGGGCTGTATTCGTTGCCCTGCCACCAGATCGAACCCACCTGCGTGTAGCCGTGGAAGCGCAGCAAGTCGGCCCCGATCTCAGTGGCATCCAGCTCGAACAACTCGACGAGTGCGCCGGGCTCGAGGCGCTGAATATCGGCCGTGATCTTCATTGCGCGGGCGCCTCGGGCCAATGCACGTCGCGCGGATAACTAGGCTGCAACGTGACATCGCGCAACGCCTGGCGATATGCGACGAGCGCTCGCAACTGCACACGCTGCTCATCCGTCAGCGCATCCAGCAAGGCGGCATCTGCCAAGGGAGCGATCCTCGCATCGGTCTGCTCCAGCAACGTGGCCCGCCGGGATCGAGCTCGAAAGTCGAGCTCCGCATCACTCGGTTCCGGCTCGGCGGGAACGTTGCCCATCGCCACCCATTGCCGAAATGCTTCGTAGTCCGAATTTCCCTCCACCAGCGGAAACTGGATGTTGTCCTCAACGCGCAGGATTCCGATGATGGCACCGTCAGCGCCTGCGACCTTTTGATAGACGATCATGTCCAAGACCTCACAGGCGCGCCGAGAACTCAATGTACATATTGGCCCCCATCTGCAGTTCGTTTGTTTGAATGTTGAAGGAGGCAAACACGCCAATCGCCGGGACTTCTGCAGTCCCGACGTTTCCGATGGTGCCGCCTGTGATGGTTGCGTATGTAACCCCGGAGGCGCAGACAGCCCACTGATTCGCGTTCGGTGCCGCGGCATAATTCCCGGCGAGGTTGTTGCCCATCGAGGGCGATACCCGCATCGGGATGCTCCCGGGAAATGCAACGCGCACGCTGTTAGTCAGCCCAGCCACAGAAAATGCGCCGCCCTGGTACCTGCGGTAATAGCGCGTAGCCATCAGCTCGACGAGTGGCACAGGCATGTTCTCAAACGCTTTGGGCGGTTCACTTGCTGCGCGCACGTCAAATTCCCCGAACTCCCACCAGTCATTGGCGCCGGCGATTCCAGTCGCGGTGTAGGACATCAACACACCGATGTTCCCGGTGCCCGCGTCGAGCGCCGGCACCGTAACGGACACCAACTGATCGCCGTTCGTGAGTGCCACAGACTTTGAGGCCTGAACCTTGTAACCGGTCCAGGTGCCGTTGACCAACGCGCCTGCCGACTGGTCGGCTACCGTCCCTGTCACGACATCCACGCGGAGGGCTTTGCCCGCAGACGAAAAATCTGCCCCGCACTTCGCCTTGAAAGACACTGTGACCGGACCGCCCCACATGTGTCGCATCAGCGCAAACTCGATGACATGTCCGGTGATATTTACCGTCGCACCGCTGCTACCCGCGACCCGTTGCGTCCGTAGGTTGTAGTACGACCGACCGTTGCCGCTCGCGATCTGACGCGACACTGTGCAGCCGGACTGGACGCCGAGTTGTGACGCGAAGAAGCAATCGGCGGTGTAGGTGATCGCACCGAGTGTGGGCGAGACAGTGAACGTCGTTCCAGAGCGCCAGACTTCCAAACCGCCGTTGACGGCGCGATTGCCGTAAGCCTGAGCCAGCGTCGCGAATTGCTTTTGCGTATCGGTTAGGGTCTGCTGCAGCGCGGCGATGGCGCCGGCATTGACTCCGATTGCAGCACCTTGAGTTGCACTCGAGTCAGCCAATGCGTTGACGGCCGCCGCGATGGCGGCCATGTTCCGATTGGTCTTGTCGTTCGCGGTGCGCTGGGTGTCGCCATCCTTGCCGGCCGGAGGGGTACCAAGGCTGATCTGGTCGAGATTGAGACTCATGGTGTGAAGCTCTGCACAAAGGTTGCCGAGAGGGAATAAACACCGCCTGCCTCAACGGCCGGCGTGTACTCGCCCACGCGATAGCGCCCCTGCACGCCAAGCGGCGGCGTCCATAGGAACGATTTCGCGCCGGCGTGGCGGTCAATAAATGCCTGAATTGCACCGATGCGCGCTGCATCGCCGACAAATCGCAGCGGCCAGGAGGCGGTGCGGTTGTTGATGCCGTCTTGCGCTACCTGCTGGTAGCCATCGCCAAACTGCGCCGACCGCGTGCGCAGCTTGACGCTGCCCTGTACGCCGCTGCCGGCCGCGCGCCAGGTGAAGGTTTCAATTGCCATGGAACTCCTATCAGTTGCGGCGGGCGGACAAAACGCCCCCCTGCAACGTTGCACGCTGCAGCCTGTCGTCGATCCGCCGGTCGACTTCCTTGAAAATCAGATCGATCTGGGTGCGGCCGTCTTTGTCGGTGGATTCCTGCACCTCTGGCTGGCTGGGTGCGCCGATCACGTTAACGACGACCCCACCTCCCAGCGCATGATTCGGAACGATCGAGCCTGAGCCGGGTGGCCGGAATAGCTCCG